ACCAGTGCCTACAAAGTCAAGACTTCATCCATTGATCTCTAACTTCATCAAATTTTCTTTTCGATATTTCCCCACCTATGTGTGCAAAATCTAAATAATAATTTGGAAGCTCATTGAGATCAAGTATCTCCAGTAATTTATCCTTCATACCTAAGAAAGTTTCCCATCCATCAGTACATTTGAAGAGTAAACTACACAACTTACTGAACACTCTTTCTGAACTACTCATTATATCCTTCGATATGTAGTGAGAACCAAAGCAAAGTTGGTGTATCATTCTATCCTTATTTAAATATCTACCGTTTTCATCTATGTAATGGCCTAAGAAATAAATCTTTTGTCCCTTAGTAAATATTTCAGATTTTTCAATACTAATTACAGAACCAAATGTTTTAAGGAAGTACTCTGATATGAAATCAAGAGAAAATTTCTTGTCGGTTGAAAGTATGTTATCATCACCGTGTAATGTAAGTTGTTTTGAATTAAGTAGTACACCCGTAGTGTCTAAATAAAAATACTGTAAACAGAACATGCTGACAAGTGAACCTAACATATTGGTGAGTGTTGAACCAGAAAGCAACCCTCTTTCTTTTTGAAAAGTAATAGTTTGTCTCTCGCTAGATAACAAGATCTTAGCATTTAAGTGATAGTCTAGTAATTTTTGAAAATCACGTTCACCTTGAGCATCTAGAACTAAGAAAGTGTACATCCAATCAAAAATTATTCTGATTATATCATTACTAACATTCATGTCGAAACCTTTTATGTCTAGAGAATATGTATATTTATAGTTTTGACAACTAATATATCTTTTCCTAAGATGAGGCCAAATGTTAGAATAAGCATAAGGAGTTTCTTTGTATTTATCAAAATGAATAAAAAATCCATTGAATAAACTACGCTCCAATACCTGGATGTAATGCGGCAAAGGGTAAAATTGCCTAAATTTCAATTTATTAGAACGATTGATTTGTGTACGCCATTGGGTCCCGATTAGAGATTCCTTCATAAATCGAAATTCCTCCGTGTCATTGCGATTCCTATTTTGATTAATTACATTGTCAAAATTTTGAGATTTTGGAGTAATATAATCAGGAAAACTAGATGATGTGTTCTTTGGCATAAAAGTTGTTGCTTCAGTAAAGCTTGTTCTTTTAAATTTGTGTCCCATCAGAACTAGGTGTCGAGACATTGAATGGAGTACTCTTTTTACACGAGTAGTGTCTAATTTAACAAGGTTTGGCTTACTCATGGAATTGAGTGTTTCAGTCCGGTTGTTTTCACATTCCGTCTTAGCATCTATCTTTTTCAAAAATTCTTCCATTTTCTGAGAATAGTCGAAAAGCTTAACAAATTTTTCTTCTGTCAGATATCTCGCTACACCTAAGCTCTGCGCGTAGCATACTCTAATAGTGCGCTCAATATCTTTAGGCTTGAAGACTCCAAACTGAGAAAAAATAGGCAGATAAAAACTTCTAAACTTATGAAAATTCGAAAACTTCTTAATGTAAATAAATTTTTCCTTTTTGATTACTCTTTTTATTTTATATTTCATATTTAAATTAGTTAAATTGTTAAGATTCAGACACTTCAGC